GTGGGGAGCAGGGCGCCCACCGCAAAAACTTAGGTCCGACGCGGGTTTGACCGCAGAATTTCCTGTCAGAGCACCATGCGATGGGTGATCTTGTCGTCCACCCTCATCGCGTTCCCACGCCGGGCAGCCTCGCTCCGGTTGCAGGGTGGGTGGCTGGGCCCGATTACATGCTCGCCTGTCGGGTCGTGGCTCAGGTCCCACGCTGATCCTGCCGCGATCTCGCGCGTTTGCATGAGGCACACGGGCTCGGAGCAGAGCGCCCTGCCCGCATCAACAATGGGCGCCCATGCCTTGCGCTCGGTCTGGTAGTCGCGGCCGTATCGCTTGCGTCGATCAGCGGCGGCGCTGGCTGGCGAGTAGTTCGCCTCGCGCTGGTAGACGCCCCACCAACTACGAACGCCGGCAACCTCGCGGTCTGCTGTCGGTCGTCCACGCTCAAGCACTCGACGGATGCAGGTGTCTGCGTCGACGTCGAGCACGCGGATCTCGGTGGCCTGGATGATGGTGGCCGTGCGCTTGCGACTGGTCATGCTGGCACCAGCGCGGATGACCACGGCCTGCACTTCGGGATCCTCGGCCAGGTGGGCGATGGCCCTGGTGAAGTGCTGCTCGTTGCGCCACGTTCCGTCGTCGCGGTCGTAGGTGTCAAGGCCGAGCGACTGGGCCAGTGTGGTCTTGCCTGATCCAGGCGGGCCGCACAGCAGCAGGACTCGGCGCATCAGCTCTCGGTCATGGCAGCCGCGTACAACCGCAGCACCCCGGCCACGCACTCGTTGACGGCGTCTGGGTAGCACGCCTCTTCACTGCCGACCTCGAACTCAAGCTCGGCATCCTCGCCGGACTGAACGCGGATCCGAGCCCACATCACAGCGCCTCGAGCATCGTCAGCGTGTCGTCGATCCGTCGGTGCGCCTGATCCCAGCGGCTCGGGTACTCTTCGGTGCCGACGATGCAGGGCTGCCGCTTGGCTGCCCGACACAAGTGACCCAGCGCCTCGGTGATGTCCTCGCGGCTGGCTTCCTCGTGGCGCTCGTCTGCCGTGGTGGTCTGGCTCATGGCGACCTCCGGGAACGACGAAGCCCCGCGGCTTGTAGGTCCGCAGGGCTTGAGTCTTGGGAATGCTTCCGCACACCCATCTGGCGACAGGATAGCCGATCCAGGGCTACAACACTCGTAGGCCGTGGCGTGTCATTCGCCGCCTGCGCGTCGTCCGGCTGGGTGGTGCCCGGGGAGTAGATGCCGCGGTAGTCCGTTTTCGGGTCGAGGCAGCCCGATGCAGGTGCCGCAGCGCAATGGCGTGCCGTCCCACCCGACCAGAATGTGGTCTGGGTGACGCCGGCCATGGATGCGGAGCCAGATCCGTCTCACGGTCGCCACTCCTCGCGGTAGTCCGGGTGATCGGCGTAGACCGAGGCGAGGGCGCGCAACGTCGTGTTGGGCGGGGCAGGCTCGTACCACTCCTCCATGAACGTCTCCGCCTCGCTTGGGCTGAGCCGCCGTCTACCGACTGTCATCCCCGTCTCGAGGCCATTGCCCCACCATCCATGCTCGGGCGAGTCCGCCTTTGCCTGGCGCATGTCGTTGGCCTCCACGATCCGTCGCTTGGCCCCGCACTCAGCCAGCACGCGGGCGGGATTCCAGCGAGCGATGTGCCCCCGATCCGGCTCTTCGGTGTTGACGAAGCCCTCGGTGTGCATTCCGTTCGCCCAGATCACTCGCTGTGGGTATTGCCCGTTGACCATGGTGGCCGTCTCCGACTCCATGCCTTCCTCGGGGTCATCGCACCAGCGCCACGGGCCAGTAGTCGCTGCCTTCGCCACAGCCTCGTCCTCGGCGATCCGGGCCAGCAGGAACTCGGTGATGGTCATTCGCGGTCCTTGATCTTGCCCATCGCTCGGAACGCCTTCTCGATCTTCGGCCCCTCGTCGACCATGCGTTGCCGCATGAACTCCGCTGCCTTGACCAAAGCCTCGGCTGCTCGCTCGATGCTCTCCTGGTCGACTCCGATGCTCATGCGCTCATCCTCTCGCTCTCGTCGTTCGTCGTCTCGCCCTCACGCCCCAGCATGTCGAGCACATCCCCGAGCCGGTATCGCTTCGGCCCGACCTCGTCCCCGTCAGCATCGTGCTTCCGGTGCGCCGCGATCTGGTCCCGGTCGCCCCACTTCGCGATCCTCTTCCTCAGCCGGAACACGCTCGCCTCGGTGTCCACCAGCGCCACGATCGCAGCGGCCAGCGACTTCGGTTGCGCCACCCATCCCCGCGCCTCGTCCAGCACCGTGTTCAGGTGGTCGCGCGCGTACGTCGTGGCCCCGCACCCGTCGCACGTCACCCAAGTCAGCCCCGGGATCACGTGGGTCGGCACCGTGCAGCGTCGACAGGCCCCGGCGTACCAACCCGGCGCCACGCTCTCGGTCAGCGTTCGCAGCGCCGTCTCGTGCAGCCCGAGTTCGCGCACGAACTCGCCTGCCCACTCGGTGGTCGCGATCGAGGTCAGGTGCCGGCCGAGCCCGACGCACAGGAGGGGGAACTGGTCGCGCTCGTCGAGGTTGCTCAGGTCGGCCGCGATGGGCTCGACAGGCAGGATCTCGGCAAGGAACGGGCGATCGGCGACCAGCATCCGCGCCCAGGTGCTCACGGCGTTGGACGCCTCGTCCATCGCGGCCGTCACCCGGTCGCCTGTCCTCTCGGTGCCGTCCCACAGCACGCGCGATCCGGGCACTGGTCGAGAGCCGGCGCGTCCCGGCTTCCAGCGCGCGAGGTTGCGGAAGTACACCGGGAACAGGTCGAGCGCCGTCGTCACCCAGCGCTGGCAGAGTTCGCACAGCGCGAGTCCATTCGTCGTCGCGGCTCCACAGTTCAGGCAGTTCATGCATCCCCCCAAGTTGTCCCCGTCAAGCTCCGGTGCTCCCCCTCGTGCCCCCGCTCCATCCGGCACACGTCACCCAGCGGCGTCCCGGGCAGCGTCGAGAGGCAGTAGCGCGTCGTGATGGTCGCGGGCTGGGTGAGGATGCAGTGGCCGCAGTCGGCTGGGCAGTCACAGGCGGTCTTCATCCCTCGCCCCGTCCGAGAGCGTCACAGATCAGCGCGAGCAGGAGCCACGGGATGCCGACGACAAGCCACAGCGGCCATGCCCAGCACGTGAGTACGGCGAGCGCATACACCTGCTGGTCGCTGTAGTAACTACCGCGGCCCGCGAGCCAAGAGGCTAGCGACAGGACGAATGCGATTGCAGTCACGATCATCCATAGGGCCAGTACGTCATTCATGCTTCCTCCACGGAATCGCGATTTGCGGCCCGTTCAGCGTCCCGACCGGCTCCTGGTGCCTTCTCGCCCTCCCCGGCGCTCTCCGTGGCGCACAGGACCTCAGCGCGGGCAAGGAGCCAGTCGGCCGTCACGAACTGGTAGCCGCGCCATCGCTGCTCACGGTGGTTCAGGGCGAAGTGGCGCGTGCCCTCCTCGGCCGCCTTCCGCAGCGCCTGCGCCTCTCGCTCGGCCACGTACTCGGCCTGAATCACGGCGGCGAGGTGGGCGCGGTGAGCGGCGTAGGCGTCCATGCGGTCGGCGAAGTCCTCGGAGCGCCAGTCGCAGCCCTCACACTGTGCCCAGCATCGGAAGGTTCGCGGGCTGGCCTTGCTCTCGGAGCACGGAACGAACTCGTGTAGCGCCAGGATCCCCGCCAGCGCGTCCTCGGGGGCGTTCACGAGGCACCGCCAGCGTCGTGGCGATGGTCTGCACAGGTGCAGGTGATGACGCAGACGGCGTGTGGCTGGCCTGCCATGCACAGCACACAGCACCTGGGGCCTACCTCCGGAGCGAGGGCGCTCACTTCGTCCCCCCGAGCGCGGCGCGGAGGTCAGCGACCCTGGTCCACTCGATCTCGTTCGCGCCGAACGCGTCCATGCTGCGCTCCCACTCGTCGGCCAGCGCCAGCCCGGCCTCGACCAGCGCGCCCAGGCGACGGTTCTCGGCGGCGTACTCGTTCGACTTGGCCTCGCATCGCACGGCCACCTCGGCGAAGTGATCCATCGACGCAGCCGACGCGAGTGCGTGGTCCCGCTCGGCGGTCAGCACCGCGTTGGCACGGTCCAGGACCTCGGCACGCATGACCGCGACCGTGTGGCACACGCAGCACGTGCGAGCAGCCTCCCTCGCCTGCTCGACGGCCTCGTCCCGCTCGGCTTCCACGGCCGCCACTCGGGCCTCGATGATCTGGGCGACGACTACCTCGGCATGCCGGGTCGCCTGCTCGACCCATCGCTCGAAGTCGGCGAGCCCGTCGACCGCTGGGAACATGCCGCGAGCGAGGCCGCGCAGAGCCTCGACCTCCTCCGCGCTCAGCTCGCCGCCGGTCATCGGGAAGCCTCCGGAGCGTTGAGCGCGAGGACGTTCTCCTGCTCGGTGTACGCGGCGTAGAGCGTGCGGTGCTCATCGACGTGCAGGTACGGGAGCATCACCTGATCGAGCGCGGCCATCTCGGTCTGCACGAGCGCCAGTTGCGCCGCCAGCCAGTCCTTCGCGACGCGCCACGCAACGCGCTCGGCCTGCTCTCGGGACTCGCGGGCCTTCGCCTGACCGCTCTTGAGCCGCCCGGCCCTGGACTCCGCTATGAGCAGCCGGTGCATCGCGTCGATGTTGACCGGCAGCGTGAACAGGCGCGCTCCGTGCGGGGTGACGAGCGCGAAGGTGAGTCCGCTTGGCTGGCTGTCCTGGTAGTCGACCGCGATCCGGTTCGCGCCGTGCTTGGCGAGCAGCGCCTGGATCTCGCCGATCGTCTTCGATGCGGCGATCGAGGTCGTGTAGTTCAACACGCTCATGCTTCGGTCCTCTCGTTGTCTCCCGAGCACGTCCCCGCGTCGGTGGTGGTGGTGTGGATCGGTCGCCAGGAGCAGCCGTCGTTCTCCCAGACGGGCTCGAACGGCACGTCGGCGATCACGAAGTGGTGGTCCTCGCCATCGGGCGTCAGTTCGCCCACGTAGCCCGACTCGTTGATGAACAGGCAGACGTTGCAGTCGTCGCCGGGCACGAGCTGGTGCCGGTCGCCGTGGTGCCACTCGGACCTGTCGCCCACGGGATGCCAGATCGTGCCGTCGGCGTCGCGGTCGATGCGACCCCACCACTCGCACTGGCACTCGTTGTGGTCGGCGGGCTGCAACCGGCAGTCGGCGTCGGGGGCGGCGAGGCAGATCGCCTTGGGCTCGGCGACGCTGTCGCGGTCGTACTCGAAGCGCATGACGTGCTGGGGCTGGCTGGCACCGGCGCTTGCGCCTGGTGCTTCGGGATTCGTGTTCATCGGCTTGTCGCTCCTGTTCCGCGTGCGGTCTGTACCTAGTAGGTGAAGGCTTGGATGCCACGTCGATAGGTGAGATAAGAGATAGGTCTGGTTCAGGTCAGGTCAGGTCAGGTCAGTTATGCGTTTGCTATAGCCCGGCTATAACGGCGGCTATCCCGTGTCCTGCTTGCAGAACTCGCACTCGGGGTCGGTGATCGAGCGGTTGACGTGCCACCTCTTGTGCATCCCGAAGCGGCCCTTCTTGGCCTTCTCCTCCGCGATCTGCTCCCAGTCGGCGCGCAGCAACTGAGTCGCGCCGAAGTCGTGGATGACGTACATGTCGGTGTCCTCGATCGGCAGTCCGTCAGCGGCAAGGCAGTCGGGGGAGTCGCACCCTGGTCGGTCGTGCAGCATCCGCTCGCCGACGAGGGTCTTGATGAAGTCCTCGTGGTGGTGAGGCAGCAACTCCCGCAGCTCGTCGCCCTCGATCTCGCCATCGGTCTGTTGCTCGCAGCAGTAGATGATCGCGAACATCCACAGCAGCGCGGCCTGGGGTGACTTGCGGGCGACTCGGCGCACCTTGCGTGACCGGATCGTCTTGTCGTCGAACTTGGCCCAGGGCATCAGGCACCCGCCTTGCAGGTGTATGAGTGCGAGCGTTCGTAGGCCAGGATCAGCGCCGCGGCACGGTCGGTCTCGCGACACGCCTTGGAGCAGGTGATGACCATGTGTCCGCACTCCTCGTCGAACTTTACCGACCCGTAGTGCCTCCAGTCGGGACCCCAGGCGTCTACCCGGCCGCAGACCTCGCAGGTCCACGGTTTGCGCTCATTCGGTGCGGTGATTCGCATCAGCCCTTCGTCCTCCCACAACTGGCCCGGTGCTCGATCCCCGCCACATCCACGGGCGGCCGTCTCAGGTGCGCAATCCGCCACCCACATGTCCCGCATGTCGCCACCCAGCGCGCCCCGAATCCGTCGTCGGTGCGCGTGACGGTGATGGCGGGGAGGGCGGTGGTCATGCGACCGGCGTTCTGTCGTCGGCCGTATCCTCCCTTCGGGTTCTCGGCGGAGAACTGTGTGCCGTACGGCGGATCAGTCACCAGTACGTCAGCCTCGAGCCACGCGGTGACCTCGCGGCAGTCCCCGTGGTATAGCGTGACCTGCTCGTCCTCGTAGTACGGCGCGCTCATGCCGCCGCCTCCCTTGTCAGCCGCTTCCGGTAGATCTCCACCGTCACCAGCGAGATCCCGATCTGTGCCGCCGCCTGCTCATGGCTGCATCCCTGCGAGATCAGCCACTCGAAGTCCTCGACGGTGTTGACGATGGGGCGGCCGATTTGCTTGCTGTACTCGGACCAGCCGGGGTCGGGCTGCTCGTGGGGGTCGTCGGGGTCGTCCCAGGCGAGCGGGGGCGGCCAACCCTTAGCTGCGGCCTTGACGCGCACCTGTGACGACGTGCGTCCGACGGGCGGCGTCTTCATGCACAACTCCTCATAGACCTCCGCGACGGCGACGTGCGTGCGAGAGAGGACGAACGGCCGCTCGACACTGTTGATGTCCCGCAGCGACTCGATGCTGACGGCGCCGTTGCTGGCCCGGCAGATGTCGCGCATGCTCCAGCCGATCGCGCCGAGCGCACGGATGCGGCGGACGGTGCCGATTCCTGCTACGTAACCCGACGGCGCAGGATCCGGCTTCGTGGCAAGGAGGGCGTCGGCGTTGTCGCTGCGGATCAACTTGCGAGGGCGATTGAGCAGCTCGTCGACGAGTGACGGAGAGACGCCTGCCCGGGCTGCGATCGCGGAGACGGTGACGCCGGACGCTCGGAGGTCGCGCAGGTGCTCGATCACGGGCTGGACGGCCACCATGCGCGGACGGCCGAATGCGACGTCTCGGCTGCGCTGGCGTCTGTACCGAAGCAAGGCGGCGTGACAGGGCGGGCACGACTCGGCAAGGCGTTCTCCTGCGCGGAGGTGCGCCTGGGCGCCGGCGTATCTCCCGTGGCGTGGATCGTCGGGTCGCATCTCAGTTGTTCCTTTCGGCTCGTCGGCAGGACCAGCACATGAAGTGCCGTCCATCGCGGGGCCGGTCCCAGCAATCGGTGCACATGCCGTCCAACTCGGCCTCGCGGGCGTTGTAGGCGCGTCGGGTGCGGATCTGGTTGCGGGTCCAGGCGCGGAGGTCGTCGGTGAGGGTCATGCGGCACCGCCCAGCGACTCGGCCACGGCGGCGATCAAGTCGCGCGCAGCGGGCGGGGTCACGGCGTTGCCGCAGAGCTTGACCCGCTCACGTCGAGTGCCGCCCCAGATGTAGTCGGCCGGGAACGCCATGCCCGCCGCGACCTCGTGGGGCTCGAGCATGCGGAACAGGCAGTCGTCCACCTGCGCCTCGGCCGCCTTGAGGTCGCCCGGCGTAAGGAGCGACATGTTGCCCCCGTTGGCCGTCAGGGTCCGCATGTATTCGCTGGTCGGCGTCGTGTGGCGGGCGGGGTTGCCGCCCGGGGTTCCGTAGTGCCGGGTGAGCAGCGCGTACCTGTCGACTGTGGTCAGCGTGCCGATCGCCTTGTCGGTCGGGTGCGCGGTCGCACTGCTGCCGTAGTAGGGCACGACGAGTCCGTGGTGGTTGCCGGACGCGGTGAAGGTCGACGCGGGCTCGGAGACGGGTCGGGCAGTCGATCCGCCGCCACGCAACTCGGCGATGAACGGCGTCACCAGTGCGTCGAGGTGTCGGCTCGTCTGCGTGCGGAGCGGGTCGGCTGCCGAGTTGATCCGGTCGCCCGCCCGTCCTTCGAGCGGCACGACGAGCGCCTTCGTCTCCTGCGTGTGCAGGGTCCTCAGCACGTCGTGGGTCGACCATGCGCGGTAGTAGCCGTTCGGGTCGCCGAACGAGCGGTGCTTCGGGTCGGCGGCGTCGTACTGGTTGCCGCCCTGCTCCATGTGGAACGGCGCCCAGTACTTCGCGATCCCGGCCGCGATGCGGCGTCGGGTCTTCTCGGCGAGCGGCTTGGTCCGGTCCCCGATCCGCTTGCCCCGCAGGGTCCAGTCGATCGCGGCAGCAGCGGGCAGGAATCCGGGCTCTACGGCCGTCCCGCAGGCGCCGTGGAGGTAGATGTACTGGGAGCGGTACTTGCCGACGGTGCGGCCGTTCTTCCAGACCTGCTGGGACTCGACGACCTCGGCGCAGGTCGGGCACCAGGCGAGCGGGCGCATGACCTTGTCGACGTCGGGCGCCTTGTTGCCCCTGAGCCAGCACACGACGTACAGCCGGTCGCGGGACTGGGGTGCTGGGTCGCCGTGCGCCTGGGCGTGCATCGAGTTGAGCGATACGACGCGGTGCTCGTAGCCGAGGTTCGTCAGCGACTTGCGCCACAGCGCCCATGCCTCGCGGAACTTCGGGTTCGTGGCGATATCGACGACGTTCTCGATGACCATCGCCTTGTAGCGGTGGTGCTCGGCGAACCGGAGGACGTCGAACATGAGCAGTCGGGACCGCTGGACGATCGCCGTCTCGGGGTCCTCGTCCACTAGCTCGGGGTCGAGCAGGTCGAGCAGGTTGGCCTCGACGGACACGGACGCGTACTTGCCGCCCGATGCCTGCGACCACTTGGTGCACTCGGGGCTGGCCCAGAGCACATCGGTTGCGGGGAAGTAGCGCGGGTCCTCTTCGTGGAGGTCGACGGCTGCGTGGTCGGCAGTCGGGTGGTTCTGGTTGTGCACCTCGACGGCGAGGTCCCAGTGGTTCGCGGCGATGCGGATCTCGACGCCGGGCACTTGGATCGCGCCGGTCGAGGAGCCGCCGCCCCCGCAGAACAGATCGGTGATGGTAAGGCTCACAGCTCCCACTCCGCCCACGTCGATGCCGTCCCCAGCCCGACCCACCAGAACCGCGCAGGCTTCCTGGGCGTGCAGACGGCGAGCAGGGGGAGTGCGGAACAGGCTGCGGCGAGGTTGACGAAGCGTTCCCGGTCGGCAGGTCCGAGCGTCTTGCTTTTGGTCCCGACCTGCACCAGCGCGAGTCCGTGCAGAGGGTGGGTGACGGCGAAGTCTGCGGCTCCCTTGCTGCCTGCGGACCTCATGACCAGGGACCAGCCAGCGTCGGTCATGCGCTTGATGACGCGGTGTTCGCGGGCTCGGCCGTTGCGGGCGTGGTTCATGAGCACGTCCCGCCCCAGGCAGCGTCCAGTTCCTCCAGCAGCGCCAGCGTCTCGGCGAGCAGGGCGCGGAGTCGGGCGTTCTCGGCCTCCAGGTCGCGGGCTCGGGATTCGGCGGCTTCAGCGCGGGGGGCAACTGCCGTATGCAGCGTCTCGGCCATCGCCTCGCGACGCCGCCAGTTACGGTCCCGCTCGCCCTCAGTAGCGTCGAGCGCGTCCAGCAGGGCGAGGATGCGGTGGTCACAGGTCATCGCCTCGCCACGGGCGTATCTCGTCGCCTCCTCGCGCCACTCTGCCCGTCGCTCGGGCGTGATCATGCTCATCACTCCTCGCCTCCCTTCCGATGCCCCGAGTCCTCGCCTGCCGCGCTCCATGCCGATGCCTGGAACGAGCAGCCGGGCGGGTGGCCTTCTTCGCGGGTGCAGCGCAGGGGGCCGGTGTCGTTGGCGTTGTGGCGGGGGCAGGTCATGCGCGGGGCTCGCCGGCCAGCTCGATGTCGTACTTCTGCTCGGCCTTGCCCTCGTGGACGTTGGCGATGATGAACGAGCGCGGGCCGCCGATGAAGTCGTCGGCGTTGAGTTGGTCAGAGCGCGGCTCTGCGGTGATCTTCATGAGAGCTTGACCTCGGGATCTGCCGGCATGCTCAGCACGTCGGCCTTGTCGTAGAAGTAGGAAGGCGGCAGGGGTGTCGGCTCGGCGACGAGGGTCGCGTAGCCGGGCCAGATGCCGGTTGAGTTGCACTCTGCGAACAGGCGGATCGCGCGATCGTTGAGTTCGCGGGCGATGTCCATCGCCTCGTCGTCGGGCGTGTGGATCTGCACGAGGTACGGGGCGCTGGTTTCTTGGCAGATGAACCGCATAGGGCGACGGCCAGCGGGATGCCCGAGTGCGGCGAGTCCGCGCTGGTAGAACTCGGCCTGTTGGTGGTAGCCCCAGCTCTTGAGTGCCAACTGGAATCCGCGGCGGCTCGCGTCCTGGCAGGTCTTGTAGTCCCATGGCTCGATGTCGCCGAGCAGGTCGTACCGCGCGCGCATCCAGGTCTCGCTCTCTTGCCAGAACGCGGAGACCTCTGCCTGCGAGCTGTCGAGGATGCGTCGCACGTGGGCGTCGAGCCGGAGAGCGTCGGCCATGCCGATGATCTGCTCGCGCTCAGCCTCGGTGACCGCGACGACTCGCTCGGCCGCAATGTCCTCGGCTCGCTCGGCTCGCTCGGCTTTCCCGTCCTTGGTGCGACCGTCGTACTGCCATGTGATGAGTTCTGGGCCGGCGCCGAGAGCGTGTCGGTGCGCCGCCTTGCCGAGGTTCATTGAGCGCGTCGGCTTGCGGTTGTCGCGCAGCGCCTTCGCCTTGGCTGGGACGTGGTCGGTCAACATGCGGACGAAGGTCGATGAGAGCGAGCCCTCGGGGACCGGATCGGCGTGGTATGTCTCGTCGTTCATGTCGAACACGAGCCCCGGCGTCGTGATGCTGCTCATCCCTCCGACCCCCAGTCCTGATCCACGGCCGCGTCATCGGCCGCATCCACGTCGATCTCCCGCTGCTCATCCGCGGGCGTGTGCCAGCGGCAGAATCGGGACGCGGGCATCTGGTTGCACTCGCGGCACCCGGGCTCCTGGCACTGGTCCAACGCGAGTTCGGCGATGGTCGGGTAGTCGCCCCAGTTGTAGGGGTCCAGGGGGTTACTCATCGGACTCGCCCTGCCAACCGTCGGCAAGGACGCGGACGGCGCTGATGTCTTCCCACTCGACTCCGGGCTGCTCCCGCTGGCAACGGGACGAGAGGCTCAGCATTCCGTTGGCCTCGACCCAGCCCCAGCGGCCCCGAGCGATCCTCACGAACTGGTTGCCCTCGGCGTCCTCGACCACAGCGCCTAGCCCGGTCGGCTCCTCGGGCTTCGGCGGCTCGATGAGGGAGCGGAGGGCGGCCTGCATCCACATGGTTCCGACGCTGTGATCGACGGACTTGTACGCGTCGCACAGGCGCTGCACGTCGGCCTCCGACTCAGGGTCGATGACGAGTGCGGGACGGGCTGACGTGATCACCTCGGCCATGAGCCCGCGAGTGTCGGTGGCATCGAGCACGCACCAGTCCAGGCAGTCGAGGCCGCGGTGCACGCGGACTGCAAACTGGTTCTCGCCGCGCCATGAGTCGATGAACGCGAACTCGCCCGGCTTGAAGTCCCGAGTCATCGGCCGCACGGGCAGTTCTCGCGGCGGTGACGACGGCACCAGTTGACGCCGCCCTTGATGAGCGCGCGAGTCAACACCTCGCGCAGCACGACGGGCAGGAACGCCAGAATCAGGAGGACAATCGCGAGGGCGAGGTGGTCGTGCCACATGGTGCCCGCCCAGAAGGCGATAACGGCGGTCGACAGATGGTCGGAGAGTGAGGGGTCGTTCATCACGAAGCCTTCCGGTAGAAGTGATGCGGCTGGTCGCAGATGTCCTCGTCGCGGTCGTGCTCGATGAGCCCGAGGTCGACAAGGACGCGGATCGTGTGCGCGTCAAAGGAAGCCGTGAAGCCGCGCGGCGTTTCGAGGAAGAAGACCTCGCGGCCGGTCACAGCGCACCGTCCTTCGCGCAAGTCCCGCCCGCGTCACACTTCGGGCACGCGCACCCGTCCTCCTGGTCGAGTCGCCGCTGCACCTTGTCGTAGGCACCGACGAGGCCACAGGCGGTGATGGTGAGGACGAAGGTGACGGGCCAGACGAGGGCGCTCATGCCAACTCCAGCCCGAGCGCCGACCGACCGTCGTTCGTGATGCCGTTGGCGATCACGTCCTCACGAGTCGGTCCGATGTACAGGTCAGAGCCGTCCTGACAGCCCCATCCCGTGTAGTCGTTCCATGCCTCCAGCCCGAGCCAGCGACCGTCCTTGAGGCGAGCGACGAGCACAAGGCCCAACTCGCTACCCCCGCCGCTGCCGGGCGACCACGGGGTGCCGTGATAGTCGATCGCGTACTCGGTGACCTCGGCGACATCCCAGAGGTCAGCTCGGCCACCGCCTTGTTCGAGTGCGGTCTGGATGTCATCGAGCGGCACGGGCATATCCCACGAGCGCGTGCCCTTCTCAGGCAGGTCGGGGAAGTCGACGTGGATGCTCACTGCCCCTCACCCGCCAACGCGCACGCCGCCCAGAACAGGACGGGGATGACGGACACGGCGGCCACGAGGTAGGCGGCGTTGAGGAGGAAGGTGGTCATACCCGCACCACCGATCCATCGCGCAGGGCGTACGCGACACCCGGCTCGATCCCGTCGTCGCCGACCTGGACCGACGCGTGCCCGATGATCTCGCCGTCGTCGTTGCGCTCGATGAGGAAGAGCACGCAGCTAGCCGCACCAGCAGCAGACCCGAGTCCTCCTGCAGCGACCGCCACGGAATGCTCTCCCTCGACCTTGGCCGTGCCGTACCAGCCTGTCGCGATCGCCGCGCCGCTGGTGCCGGTGGCCGACGCCGCGCCGCTGGTGCCGGTGGCCGACGCCGCGCCGCTGGTGCCGGTGGCCGACGCCGCGCCGCTGTAGCCGGTGGCCGACGCCGCGCCGCTGTAGCCGGTGGCCGACGCCGCGCCGCTGTAGCCGGTGGCCGACGCCGCGCCGCTGGTGCCGGTGGCCGACGCCGCGCCGCTGGTGCCGGTGGCCGACGCCGCGCCGCTGGTGCCGGTGGCCGACGCCGCGCCGCTGGTGCCGGTGGCCGACGCCGCGCCCCTGGTGCCGGTGGCCGACGCCGCGCCGCTGTAGCCGGTGGCCGACGCCGCGCCCCTGTCGCCGGCGGAGTGACCGCCCTTGACAGGCTTGGCGCGCTCGGTCACGTACTCGATCTGCGCCTTGACCAGACCGGGGATGCCGATCTGAGCGCCGACCGTCAGCTTGCGCGCGGCCACCTTCGAGTCACCGCCATCGCGGGACAGGTCGCCGTCCAGCTCGACCACATGGAACACCGACGTGGCGGGCGGGTAGTAGGTCAGGACGTCGATCGGTGCCTCGCACGCGTGGAAGCCGGACGAACAGGCAGCCACGGGGCCGTCGTGCTCGTAGGTCTGGCCCTCGGCGTACTGGAAGCCGCGGCAGGTGAGGTCGGGTTGAAAACCCTTGTACGCCTTCATGCCGACACCCCCGCCACGTGCTTGGCGATCAGCGGGTACTCCAGGTGATCGCAGGACGGGCAGTAGTCGATGCGGTGGTCGTGCTTGGCCGCGGTCGCCTCGTGCAGGTAGCGCCCGACGTGCGATGTGGGCCGGATGCGGGTCACGCTGGCGAGGGGCTGGCCGAGGTTGTCGAGGCCCTCGCGGAGGGTGGCTCCGGGGAGGACGTAGAGGTCGGCGGTGGTGGTCATCGGGAAGCGACCTTCCGCGTCTCACCCGCACGAGCGGGGCCGCCCGTCTTGGCGACCTTCGCGAGCAGCCCGGACTCCAGCGAGCGCAGTCGGGGCGCGTCGAAGGTGACCTCCTGCAGCTCGCCGTCGTTCTTGATGAACTCGATGGTCACGCGCTCGCAGGCGTACTGGTAGAAGTGGATCGAGGTGGCGATCCCCTCGATGCCGGTCTGGTCGTCGCGGTACTTGGTGCCGAGTTTGATGTCGGTCCGGAAGTTGGTCATGAGACGATTCCTCTCGTTGATGCCCCACGCATTGCCCTAGTCCGGCGCGCGGGGCGCTTCATTTGCTTGCTGCTGGTGCCGCCGCCCGCATCGCCCCCCAGCAGAGGCGGGCGGCGGGGATCAGGTGGCGTATGGACGCCGGGTCATCGGATCGCTCCGACCGCAAGGGCCGAACCGAGAGCGACGACGACAGTCAGCGCCAACGAGATGCCGAGCGCCTGGAAAAACGCGGACCAGTCGTCATGGCCCAGCCAGGCGAAGAACCCGCCCATCGAGACGACCAGGACCACGACGCCGAGGATCTGAGCGGCGGTCATCAGGCGGCCCTCCTGAACTCGAGCACCCGTGCCAGCGGGATGCGGTCGTTCCACGAGTAGGCGGTCGTCACGGTCACCGTCTTCGCGTTCACCTGGACCACGCGGTGCCAACCGAACTCGTCGCGCACGGCGGTCGCCCCAGCCAGATCGGCAGCGGTGTACTTGACCCGCGCGGCATCTGCCGTCCGAGCGGCGGCACGACGAGCGACTCCGGCGGCATGCTCCTCATCGGCCACCTGTTGCTGACGGGCCTTCTCCTCGGCGATCGCAGCCTCGGCCATTCGTGCTCCGTGGCGCGCGGTAGAACGGCGCCGCGAGAATGAGGCGGTCATCAGGCTGCCCTCAGCTCTCGCGTCTGGATGGCCTCAGCCCACTCGGGGTGCTTGGCGATCAGGTCACGAGCGACCCGGGACGTGTAGTTGTTGTTCGCCTTGAACACGTCACCAGTCGTCGCGCCGTACTGGTACCGGATCACTTCCCAGATCTGCTTGATCCCGACGCGCTTGTGACCGCGAGCGAGCCACGAGGACACCAGCGACTCGACCAACGGCAGGACCCACGGGTTCGCGGCGATCCAGGCTTCGTACTGCTGCTGGATGGTGGCGGTGGGCTCGTGGTCGGGGGTGACGAGGGGGGCCAGGGGGAGGGCGAGTTGCTCGGTCATCGGACTCCCAGCCCTCCCTTCGGGCGGTGCATCGACTCCTTGGCGAGGCGGCTGTCGATGCTGACGACCACCTCGGTCGTGCGTGCCGCACGTCGCTCGGCTTGGGCGAGGAGGTCGCGGATCTCCGTCAGCAGGTCGCGGATCTCGCGGAGGGTTCTCATGACACGCGCTCCGTCGGCAGCGACTGAATCCAGTCGTCGAGGTCGAGCGCGCGGAGCACGATCTTGGTCCCGACGTAGTGGGCGACAAGGTCGCCGCGGGCGATGGCGCTCTTGATCGACGTCTCGCCGATGCCGGTGGCTCGGACAGCGCCGGCCACCGAGTAGGAGACGGCCGCGAGGGCGAGGTCACTCATGCCGCACCGCCCAGGTGCTTGCCCAGCGCGTCGGTGACGGCCTTGAGCCAGCGGGGCGTGGGGTCCTTGATGCCGCGCTCAACCTGAGACAGATAGCCCGGCTCGACCTCGGCGAGCCGGGCGAGTTCGCGCAGCGAAAGACCCTGCGCCTTTCGCATCGCCCTGATTGCGTGTCCTGCGTGTCCCATATGCAGAACCGTAGGTCGTTTGCGCAACACACGCAAGGGGAACGCGCAGAAAACGCGAGAAGAAATGCAAAATCGGGACCTTGTGCCTAGACCGGTGCGCGCAGGGTGCTTGACAGAACACGCAAGACCGCGCATTCTGGCAAACACGAAACGCCTACCGGTTGGTAGCGAAAGCCCTTCCCTACCTATAGGAGTGGACTCACATGGACGAGCACGAGAACTTCCCCGCTCGTGCGCGGGCCGCGCGCAAGTCACGCAAGCTCACGCAGGCAGAACTCGCGGAACTTGCTGCGGTCTCTACGCGCACCGTGTCGGAATACGAGAACGGCGGGGGCATCTCGCCGCGCAACGAGCAGGCGATCCTGCGCGCCCTCGGCCTGATTGGCGACGCCGACGCCGCGACGTTCACGCGCGCCGCTTGGCCTGGCGACGTGGATGTCTTCCTCAACATGCTGGGCGCGTACCTGATGACCGTCGAGGAGGGGCGCAGGCTCGGGATCATCCACGACCTGACGGCCCAGATCTTTGCCCGGCGCAACTAATCTGGGCGTTTCGCTGCGGGATTACCCGCGCCTGGTGTGTTATGGCCCACAAGTCCGCTGGGGGACAACGATGTACCCGTTCCGGGGAGGGACACCTGTGCGTGAGTGCGTACGCTTGTTTGGGGCCGAACTAGGTCGTCAGATTCAGGAGCTGGCCGAGGAGTCGATCGGCGGGGCATGTCCATGCTTCGCCGGCGCGGCATGCCCGCTGACGTCCAGTCAGGGCGAGGCAGTGCCTCTCGTCCTACTTCGCTAGCGAGGTGTGGCCACACCTCGGCCTAGCGTCCGAGCGTGCCGAACCAGCCCGCGACACCGAAGCATGGCGTACGGGTGCCCGATGAACTCTGGCGCGCAGCACAGCGCGTTGCCAAGGACCGCGGGGAGACGGTGACGGCGGTGATCTTGCGGGCGCTCGAACGGTACGTGCGACAGCATCCGCTCGATCAGGACTGACGCCAATCCATCGCGGCGCCCAGCGCGGCCGTGGCCTCGGCCACGCGGGCATCGGAGGTGTGGGTGTAGACCTGCTCGTTCACGGCGCGCGAGGCATGGCCGACGATCTTCTGCCGCACGTCGACCGGGTAGCCCAGCTCGGTCAGGATCGTGTTGCAGGTGTGCCGCGCTGAGTGACGGTTGACGTCGGGCAGCCCGGCCTCGCGCAGGATGCGGTCCCACCAAGAGTTGTCCTCGGTCGGATCGATCGGGCGGCCCTGGTCGCGGGTGAAGATCAGTCCCGCCATGCCGGGTTCGTGGTCCTCGAGGTACGCGCGCCACGTCTCGATGAGCAGTGGCGGCGCGGTGAACTCTCGCCACCCGGCCCGGCTCTTCGGCCGCGTCAGGTACAGGCCACCCTCAAGGTGCTGCGCCTCCTGGCTGTCGGGAATGTCGAGGTGCCGTTGCGGGCAGTAGCCGCCTTTGGTCCGCCCGCACGGCCACGCGTCGCCCTTGCGTTCGCCGCAGCCGTGCTCGAAGTAGAGCCGCTGGAGTTGCCATGCGATCGTCACGGCGCCGGTGTCCAGGTTGATCTCGTCGCGCGTCAGGCCGATGCGCTCGCCAGCGCGCGGACCGATCAGCAGCGCGGTCGCGGCCATCGCGAGATCGAGCGGCACGGTCCCGTCGCCAGGATCGAGCGCGGCGAGCAGATCGCGTGCCTGACCGCTGTCCAGGTACTTGACCCTGTGCACGGCCTTGCTCGGCGCGTCGATGAGCGAGCACGGGTTGCGTCCGATCTTCCCCTCGCGCTCGGCGTCACGCAGGATCACCGACAGCACCCGGTGGGCGTTGAGCGCGGTGGTCGAGGACAGGCCCTTGTCCTTCACGATGTAGTCGCGCAGGCGGGCGACCTGGGCGGGGCCGAGTTGCTCCAGACGGACGTGTCCGAGCGCAGGGCGGATGTAGTTGTTGATCGTCGAGCGGTACGACGGCCGCGTGCTGACCTTGAGCCGCTCGGAGTAGCGCTCCCACCACGTGTCGAGCCAGGACGAGAGCGTCGGGCTGGAGGTCGAGAGGTCACCGGCCTTGTCGAGCTTCTGCCGGACCTTCTGCAACTCCTTGACGGCGTCGGCGTACTTCGCGCGAACGATGACCTTGCGCCGGCGCTGGCCGTTCGGACCCGCGGGGAGCGGGATCGCGGCCACCCACATGCCATCGCTCGCGCGCTGGTAGATGCTCCCGCTGTTCCGCTTGCGCCGCTCGCTCTTGCCTGCCATGCGTTCAGGGTACCCGAAACGTTAGCCATGCGTTAGCCAATCGCATGTACTCGCACGGGGTCATATGGCCTTGTTTCACGCTCAGGCTTTGATCGCTGAGCGTCAGACCGAACGACTCATAATCGTCTAGCGAGCAGCCCGTTTCACGCTCAGATCACAGGAGGACGTTAGCCAGATCGTTAGCCAATCACCGAGGGGCAGTAGCTCAGTTGGTTAGAGCAGGCGACTCATAATCGCCCACGCGTCGGTTCAAGTCCGACCTGCCCCACTACCCTCACCCCCATGCCCGACGGCAACCGCCAGCCCCCGCCCCGTCGCCAACCGCAGCACGTGTGGGTCGACGTCACAGGCGGGTTCAACCAGCACACCTACGCGGGAATCCTGCTCGAGTGGAGACAGCACGCGACGATCCCGGGGAAGTGGGAGGCGTTGGTGGCCTACGCGGTGTCGGACGCCCATGCTTGGTCGATGACGACGCGGTGGGTGATGGCCGAGCATGTGCGGCAGGCGAGGTGAGGGTCAGCCCTTGCGCCAGGTCTTGCAGGACGTGACGTTCACATAGAGCCCGGCGGTCAGGTCGATGATCCCCGGACCGGTCGTGTTCGAGCTGTTGACGAACGTCTTGATGTCGTTCGGCTTGTGGGACTGGAAGGCGACGCAGGGCGCCTGGTTTCCGTAGATACTGCCCGCGTTCCGGTAGCGGCCCGGCTGTACGTCGACGCCCACCTCGAACGTTCCGTTGCCGAACGACGTCGCCCGTCTTGCCGTGCGGTGGAGCGGGCTGGTGGTCACCTTGATGGTGACGCTCTGCTCCCGAGTGACAGTCGCGGTCGCGGTGACAGTTGCGCGCGTAGGCGTGGGTCCGGCGAAGTTGCCGCCCGACTCGCACGCTGACAACGACAGCGCGAGCGCGGCGGCAACCAAGGCGATGGGGGTCCGCATCCTCCGAGCGTACGACGCCCTCGCCGTTCTCGGCCGAAAAACGACGAAGCCCCCGCCGACCGAAGTCGACGGGGGCGGGTTGTGTCGGGGGTGGGTGCTACGGCGCAGCGTTGGCCTTCGCGAGCAGGGCCACGGCACCGATCACGAGCGCGTACGCCTGGTCCCATGTCGCGCCGTGCAGGATCAAGCTCACGACGACGAACACGACGACGGCGAGGAACAGGCCGAGATAGATCCACTCGCGGATCGGCTGGGGCACTCGGCGCAGAAGGACCGGCAGCAGCTTGATCGCCTGCGCAGGGGTCGGCTTGGTGGTCATCGGTGCTCCTTCGGGGTGATGGTGACGACGGCTGCCGGGTGGTCGGCGTGCTGCCCGACGCGCTGGGAGTGGGTCACGGTGGCGTCGGCGCAGTCGGTGCCGAGGTAGAGCAGCCCAGGACCGGTCTCGCGGACGAGCGGGTGCCAGGTGAACGTGTCCGGCCGGTTGATGTCGCCCATGAGCACGACGACGTCGCAGGTCGGGATCAGCTCGTCGACCCGCCGCTGGATCTTGGCCGCGTGCCTCCACCACAGGTGCCGGATCAGCGGGCGCACGGCACGCTGGGCACGCGAGGGCCGGGCAGCCCAGCCTCCGGGGTGCATGTGGACCGCGACGACGCCCGCGGTCAGGTTGTCGTCACGTCGCAGCCGGACCCAGTTGATCGGTCGCGCCGGCGCCACGACGGGGATGCCGCGCACGCCACGGGACACGCCGCCATCGAGCTTGGCGAAGTCTCCGGTCCATACGATCGGGCAGTCCGAGCGCGACAGCCCTGACCGGCGACCGAACACGGATCGGAAGAGCGCCTTGATCGGGGCGTGGCTGATCTCGGTGAAGCCAGCGACCCCGGACGTGCCCATGAGCGCCTTCGCCTGGAGCAGGTCGGCGCGCACGGCGTCGACGGGGAGTTGCGGCCGGGAGCGCGACGGGGCGACGACGGCGTTGAATGGCTTCATGGCAGGTCGCGCTTCTGTGCGTTGTCCGGCACGACGGGGGCCGGCAACGGCGGCCGCAAGGGCGGGGGAGCGTGGTGGACAGTCAGCCGCTTCGAGCAGACCGGGCACGCAACGCCGCGTGCACGGTCGAACCTCCGCCGACCGAACCACGTGCGCGGTGGGCGATGGAAGCGGCAGCAGGGGTCAGTCGTCACGTGCATCATGACAGCCGCTCCGGCATGAAGTGGAACGCGAGCCCGCCGACGATGAGCCCGGCCAGCCACGGGTGCTTGCGGGTGATCTCGCTGATCGTGGGCAGGTCGGACCAGAGCGCACCCAGTTCGTACCCGAACACGCCGGTCATGAGGGCGCGCTGCCAGGCCGGGGCGCGGTTCACTGTGCGGCCCGGATCTTCTTGATCTCCGCGCGCACCGCCCGCATGAACGCCTTGCGAGGCCACGCGCCCGGATCGGTGTGGGTCGACTGGTGGAACGCCTGGGTCATCTGCCAGTGCGTCGTGACGCCCTTGACGCCAAGACGCAGCGCGGGCCACGGGACGTACCACGGCCGGATGCTGTACGCGAGGCACAGGGTTGCCACGAGCCGGGCCGCGTTCGCCATGAGCGCCTGGTGGTCGGCGTCTTTCCAGCGGGTGATCGGCTGGGCGGGCTGGTCGCACATCTCGATGCCGATCGAGTCCTGATTGTGGCCGCAGTGGTAGGCCACGGTGTGGTCGGGCACGCACTGGATCACGGCGGAGGTGTAGGGGCCAGCATCGACGACGTAGTGCGCCGACGTCGGCGTCTGCTCGGTCTTGAAGAAGTCGGCCACACCCTCGGCGCTCCCGGCCTTCGTGGGGCCGACGGTCGAGTGCATGACGATGAGGCGCGGGGTCTGGCTTCCCCCGTGCCACCTGGCGGGGATCATGCGCGGCGAGGGCGCAAGGAACTTCGACATGACGTACTCCTGACGTGGATGCGTGGATGCTGGAGCCGACCCCGCTGCCGGCGCATCCAGACAGCAGCGGGGTCGGGGTCGGTGGTGGCGTCAGTCGACGCCGTTGCGCAGGTGCTGCTCGCACCCGCATGAGCACGGCAGCCACAGGTGCGCGTGCTGGCAGGCGGGACAGCCGGGGTCACGCCCGATCGCGCCCGGGACGATGTCGGCGGGCAGCGGGTCGGGCATGGTCAGCGCTGGGAGAGGACGGCAGCGAGCGCGGACCCGATGCCGCCACCAGCAGCAGAGGCGATCCCGGCGACGAACCAGAGCCGCTGCTTGATCGCGGCGACGTCGTCCTCGACCTTGCCCAGTCGGCGCTCGAGGTTCTTGCGGGAGGTCGCGTCGGCCTCGTCGGTCGCGACCATCTTGGTGACAACCTCCGTCAGCGCGACGACCTTGGAGTAGACCTCGGCCGGGGTGATGATGACGGAGCCGTCGGGGACTGATTGGTTCATCACGCGGCCTCGTAAGAGCCCTGGATGCCGATCGTGTCTCCCGAGGCCCAGGCGAACGGCACGGCGTTGGTGACGTTCGCGCCGGACATGTCGGTGAGCACGAGTCCGGTCGTGGTGGTCAGGTAGCCGAGTCGCGTGTTGCGGCTGCCAGAGTGGACCATGACGCCGACTGCCAGCACCGCCGTGGTGCCGATGGCAGTGACGGGCAGGCCGAAGATGTAGGCGCCCGATCCGACGGTGGTGGTCGATCCGAACGTGAGCGAGATGCGGAAGTGGATCGTCTTGCCCACCTGCATGTAGTTGCCGGCGATCGTGCCGTTGTTCAGCACCGGGTTCGTACCCGTCGCGGTCCACGTCGGGGTGTACGACGTCCACGCGGCCTGGATGCCGTTGATCGCGTCGCGGATCTCGGTGTTCCACGTGGAGGCGGGCGGCTTCTCTCCAGCGACCCAGGTGCGCGCAGTCGTGTTCAGGCTCATGCGTCCGTCCCCTCCGAGGTGAGAGCGTCGTCAATGGCAGCGAGAAGTTCGTTCTCGGCCTGGATGTCCTCGACCGTCTGGTCCGGGTCGAAGTTCGCGAGCGTCGTCGGGCGCTCATCGAGCAGGTCCGCGATCACGTCGACGTCGTCGGGCCACGCGACCGGCCGCCACGCACCGCCCTGGTAGGCATTGCCGCACTCGACGCACATGAACCGCTGGTCGGCCTGCGAGGCGAGCTGAGCGCCACCACAGGGACATTCGGCGATCCAGCGCCCGTGGTTGCCGTAGACCTTGATGGGGTCGCCCGCGATCGCCGCGCTCGGGTCGAACGGCTCCTCGGCACGCCAGAACCGAATGACCATCAACTCGGTGGGCGTGGTGCCAGCGGCCTCGGCCACGGCACCGTATTCGGAATCGGCGCAGAGCATCGGAGTCCCCTCTCCTAGAGCGCGATCGGGTAGGCGTCGTACTGACCGAGGACGGGGTCACCGATGGTGAACACGTCGAACGGCTGGGCCTGCGAGATGTTGAAGGTGATCGAGTGCCGCGCCTCGCCGATGGACTCGCTGTAGCCCTCGACGTAGTAGTCCTGCGAGGACGTGGCAGCCTGCGACGGCATCCCCTTGACCGTGAACCGGGTGCTGACGGCAGCGGCGAGCACGGACTGGGTCAACGCGTCGGTGAGGTTGTTCAGGTTGACCGTCAGTTGCGGGATGCGCGGCTGGGGCTCGTTGTACTGGTTCACCAGCCAGGAGGCGTGCTCGAATGGCTCGTCGGCGTTGGACGTTGCGAGTTCGAGGCTCTCGCGCGCCGGGCCGTAGTTGGTGATGCTGGACGCGTTGGTGACGTGCGCCGTGATGGTGCCGTCAGTGCTGGTCGCCGAGACGTCGTTGCGAAGGACCGAGCGGTCGAGCCGAGACTGTGGCGCCGCGCCGACCTGCCCAAGGTTCACGTCGAGCACGAACGAGGGCGCGGCCGAGTAGCGGTGCGCCCGGTCATGGAAACCGAGCATCCCGTCGGCGCGATCGAAGAGGATGCCTTCCTCGGTGGCCTCGATCTTCCGCATCATGTCCACGGCCGTGGTGCCGGTGGTGTCGAGGTGCGTCAGGCCGGGAACCTGCCCCGTGTCGAGGGAAAGTTCGGCAGCGAGGATGTCTGTGTAGGAGGCATAGCGAGTGATGCGCGCGGCTGGAGTCTCGCCCGCGAAGCCGGTCAGACCAGCAGCGGCATGGGCTGCGATCCGTGTTCCGCTGAGCGCGGTGTTGAACAGGGCAACATGGGAGATCGACATGGCAATCGAGCCCCGGGAGCCGACGTTGAACGTCGAGTCGGCGGCGATTGCGGGCACACTGCCCGAGCCGTCCACAACCCCGTCGACGTAGAGCGTCAGTGTCGTCGCACCCGAGTGCACGATTGCGACGTGATGGACGTTGCCGTCGTTGACGACCTTGTTGCCGAAGTACGTGAAGGCACCGTTGACGAAGACGACGAGCTTCCCAGTGGTGTCGAGTTCGATCCAGTCCTGATGGGCGAACACGAACGGAGTGGCCGCGGCCGGCGTCCCCGTGACACTGAAGAAGCACTCGACGGTCATCGATGCAGGCGTCTCGCTACGCGTCCCGGAGAGCAGCGGTGCGCCAGATGCCGGGAAGGTGGCTGCGGTGAGCCCATCCGTTGACGGACCGGGCGCGCTGCCGAACACGACACCCGTGCCGTTCGCCTTCAGTGGGGCTGATCCCAGGCCAGATGAGTCGCCTGCGGTCGTCGCCCCAGCCGCCTCGCCGAGCGTGTAGTACGCCGAGGGGGCATCGAGCAGGATCTCCTCCTCGATGATCGAGAGCAGCTCGGTTCCCTCGTTGAGCCACGCGATGCGCGATGAGGCCGTGATCTGCGCCGTGGCGAACGTGCCCACAGCCGCCGGCCAATCCAGCGGCCACTCATCCACGAAGCCGAGGAACCGCACCGACGAGACGCCGCCGACCGTGGCCGTGACGCGGATCGGGCGACCCAGCCGCACGTTCGGGTAGTACGGCGAGCCCGTGCGACCAGCAGTGAACCGGCCGTCGCTGTTGTTCAGCGTCAGCCGCAGCGTGTTCGGGTCAGCCTCGGAGCGCCAGTCACCACGGCCATAGGTGATATCGATGCCCGAGTCGAGCAGCACGTAGGCGGTGACGTCGGTCCACGTGCGAGACGCGGCCGGAGTGGTGACGCCAGCGTTGAACGCGATCTCGATCTTGTAGGTCGGCAGCGTCATCCCAGCCCCAATCCGGCGCGCTTCTTCTGCCGCTCCTTGAGCAGCACCGTGTGAACCTGATGGCCGTCGAGATAGACCTCGACCGTGACGTGCTGATGAGCGTGCGCACGGAGGATGTGGTCGAGCCTGTTCGCCATCGCCTCGCCGACCGCCTTGTCGTGCTCAGCGCTCGCGATCTGGCTGTTGATCCCAAGCGCGCTCGAGATCGTGTTGCCACCGGCGGCGCCAGCAGCCAGCGTCTGCGCGTTGAGCGCGTTGAACTGCGCGATCTGCTGAGCCGTTCCGCCCGCGAGGATGTGGATGTTGGCGATGCCCGCAGAGCCCTCGTTGAGCAACTGGTCGAGCAGGTTCTTGGAGATGTGGTTCTTCGCCAGCGCCGCGATGTCGTCCTGCAACTGGACCTGCTGGTCGCGCTGCTGCGTAGCGAACGTCAGGAGGTCACTGATCGAGCCAGCGCGGTCGTTGCCCTGCGCGTCCTGGAACGTCGCACCGAAGACCGAGGAGGCGAACCCCTGGACCTGGCCGATGATCCCCTGGCGCTTGGACACCAGATCGTTGATCTTCTGCGTCTGGTCGCCGATGTACTTCGTCAGCTTGTCGAGGACATCCTTGGCGCGGACCTTGTGCTGATCGATGCCCTTGACGAGCGACTCGACCAGCGCGGCGCCTGCGGACATCGCGCCCTTGCTGCTGGCGCGGAGTCCGCCGTGGTAGCCGTCACCGAAGTCGCCGCCGAGCTTGTAGGCGACCTTCGAGGGGGAGTTCGACTTCTGCGCAGCCTGCGTGCCTCGCTTGGCCGCACTGCCGAGACTGAATCCAGCCGAGTAGGCGGCCGAGGTCTTGGCGTTGATGCCGTTGACGTAGCCCTGGGCGTAGTTCGCTCCGAGGCCGGCCCCGGCTCCCGACGCCTTGCCGGTTGCGCTCTTGGTCGAGCCGAGCACGAGGCCACTCAGCGAGTTGTCAACCTTGCCCTTGCTCGCCGTCGCGCCCTGACCGAAGAACTGAGCCCAGGCTGAGCCGGCGTCCCTGCTGTTCTTCTGGACATCCATCTGCGTCGCCCTGCTGACCTTGACCAGCGACTTGAACTGCTGCTTGGTCGTGTCGATGCCGTAGAGCTGCATGACCGTGCGGATCTGCTTGGGCTGAAGGTGGTACTGCCGGACCAGCGCCTTGAGTTCTCCGAGCGACTTGTCGGCCCCGGGCGTCGTGTAGTAAGTCGAGACACGTCGCGGGATGTTCTTGATCGTCGCGATCTCGGTGCGCTTCTCCTTGACCGCCTGCTTGACGGTCGCGCTCTCGTGCTGGATCGCCTGGATGTTCGCGATCCGCGCATTGAGTTCGTCGAGTTCGCGCTGTGCGCTCGGCGGCGCGTCACCCGCCTCCTTGATGCCAGCCGCGAGTGCGTCACGCTTCTGGATCAGCGCTGCAGTGCCAGCGTTGAGGGCGGCATTGAGGCGCGTCTCCGACTTGACGTTGCCCAGGGTCGCGTTCAGGAGCGTCGTGCGCGCGATCCCGAGCTTGTCGGTGATGTCGAACGCACCCGACTCCTGCAACTTCTGGTAGGCGAGTTGCCGAGTGGCCTCCGTCGACGCGGCCGTCACGTCGTTCAGCGTGTTGGCGTAGTCCTGCCAGACCCCGAGCCCCTTGATGGCCGAGACCCGGGCGGTCTGACTGGCCTTCGCAATCCCGAGCAGTGCCCCTGCAGCGCCACCGAGCGCTGCGCCAAGAGGCCCGCCCATCGAGAACCCGATGGCGGCGCCGCCAGCCGTATCCATCAAGGCGGCGAGGGCGCGGTTGGACGTCTGCGATGCCTGGGTCAGGGCGACCATGCCGCCGACACCGGCGGCCGCCTTGATCTGAGCGCCCATGCTTGTCATCGCGGTCTGCATGAAGTTGCCCGCACGGGCTCCCTCTGCGAGCTCCAGCCGCAGCACGCGGGCGTAGGTGATCTGGTCCTTGATCGCGGTCGTCGCCGACGTGACACCAGCAGACAGACGCGGGAACACGAGTGCCGCGATCCCAGCCTCGATACCAACCGACTTGAGCGGACCCGGCAGGCCACCGAAGACCTTGGCGACGTCGAGCACCAGCCCGCCGGCGACCTTGAGGGGCGGGATGACGGTGCCGTTGAGCGTGTCCCCGAGATCCTTGGAGAACGAGATCGTGTCGTCCATCGCCGGGACGAGGTGCTGCGCGAGGTAGTTTGACGTCTTGATGACAGCCGGAGCGAGCGCCTGGCCCAACTTCAACTTCGCGGTGTCGATGGAGCCGTTGAGTTGCTCGATCGCGCCTGCGGTGCCGTTCATGCGCGCACCGGAGAGCCGGGCGGCGGCACCGAGGTCACTGGACGCCTTGGTGTACTTGTTGATCCCCTTGGCGCCCTCGTTCATCAGCGCGAGGACCGCAGCGATCGACCCGGCGTTGCGGCCGAAGATCGCGGAGATGTCCGCCTTGCGCGCGGCCGGAGTCAGCCCGCCCAACTTGACCTGCAGGATCTGGGCGATCTGCGCGATCGACTTGAACGACCCGTTCGCCTTGACGAACTTGAGCCCCAGGTCCTCCATCGTCGTGGCGGCCTTCGTGGTCTGCGGCTGCAGGTGGTTGAAGACGCTCGAGAGCGAGGTGCCCGCCATGCTGCCCTCTTGGCCGTGCTGCGCCAGGGCAGCGAGCGCGCCCGCCGTCTGCTGGACACTCAGGCCGACCGCATGCGATGCGGCGCCGCTGTAGTTGAGCGCCTCCGACATCGACGCGACGCTCGCCTTGGACGCGTTGCTGGCACCGGCGAGCGCGTTCACGACGACCGCCGACTTGCGCGCGTTGAGACCGAACTGCGCCAGGGCCGAGGTCACGACCCCGGCAGCGTCCGCGAGGCCCATGCCCTCGGTCGCGGCGAGGTTCATCACCTGCGGGACCGTCTTCATGATCTGCGCGGAGTTCTGACCCGCCTTGCCGAGTTCGAGCATGGCGCTAGCCGCGTCGCCCGCCGAGTACACGGTCTTCTGGCCGAGGTCGATGGCCTGCTTGTTGAGCTTGTCCATCTGCGCGCCGGTCGCGTTGGTCGCGACCTTGATGGTGCGCATCGACGTCGAGTAGGACTTCTCGGTGTCGATCGCCGACTTCGCGAACCCGATCAGTGCGCCCGCACCGAGGCTGCCCGCCGTCAGCGCGGCGAACTTGCCGACGTGGTCCTTGAGCGAGGTCCCGAACCCTGTGACCTGCCGGTTGGCCTGCTGTGCCGACTTGCCGACGTTGCGGAACGCCACCGATGCCCGGTCGCGGCCGATGATGTCGAAGGCGATATCAGCCATCAGGCACCCCCTGCCGCTTGGGCTTGCATGTAGTTGATGGCCGCGTCGCCGGTCATGACGTTCGGGTCCCTCGGCGTGGCCGTGGCGTGCTCGATGAACGCCGCCCGCTCAGCGCGGGTCAGCGTCAGGTACTCGGCCTTGGTGCGGCCGGTCAGGAGGCAGAAGGCAGCGAGTTCTCCGGCTGCGGCTCGCTGGAGTCGGACTCTTTTCCCGACTCCTCATCGCCCGGCTGGGCGAAGTAGGTGAGCAGGTCCGGCGTCGACAGGCTCATCGCCGCGTCGTAGGCGTCCGCGTCGGACTTGCCCTCGCGGCGCTGGAGGATGAAGACCATCGACCGGCCGAGCAGCGTGCCAACAAGAGCGGTGTTGCCGTCCTCGTCGACCTCCTGCGGGTTGGCGCCGAACGTGTTCATGATCGCCAGCTCCTCGTAGCCCGTCATGGACTCGAAGACCTCGTTGGCGGTGGCAGTGACAGTGCTCATCGGATGCTCCTGTAGATGGTGTTTCGGGTGGACTCGATCGCCGCACGGACGGCCCGCTGGATCTCGGGCGTCTGCTTGACGAAGGCGTTGTCGAGGAAGCCCTTGCGGACACCCGCGGACTGGCTGACCCACTTCTCACCGCCGTAGACGGGGTGGCGGAAGGTGCCGGAGTTGAAGCGCCGCAGCGACCCGCCACGCAGACCCCGCCGCTTGCCCTGGATGCGGACACCGACCGTCGCGCCGTGGTCCTTGTTCGTGGCGAGCACGAACGAGGAGTCCGAGGCGACCTTGGCCGCCAGCCCACCGCGCTTGGGCAGGGAGTCGGGGATCGCGGCCTTCAAGTCCTTGCGGACCGGCTTGGTGGCCTTGACGAGCCCCGACCGCAACTCCTTGCGGAACCCCTTGCCCGCGTCGCTCTGCTCCTGGAGAGCCTTCGCGACGCGGGCAAGTTGCACGGCTCCCCGCAGCTCGAACCCCGACGGCATGGATCAGGACGTCGGGTAGGTCATGCCAGCCTGGGCGGCGTTGATGAACTCGGCCGTCATCGACGACGCGTCACCGATGGAGCCGGCCAGCGCGTTGTAGGTGAACAGCAGCCCCGACATGAGCGCGGCCGGGTTCGTGGTCGAGCGGGCGGCGCTGGTGGGCCTGACCTCGATGGTGACCGGGGTCGTCGAGCCCAGGAGCGGCTGCAGGGTCGCGTGGACCTTGCCGACCGCGAAGTCCTGGTAGAACTCGACGGTGATCTTCGCGTCCCCGAGGCCCTTGGTGTAAGCCTTCGAGGTCGCGCCGAACGCGGTGATGTCGACCTGGTCGCGGGTGTCCTCGACGGTGACGGACTTGGCGTGGTCGGAGAGGGTGACGCCGTTGATGCTGATGTACGCGTCGACGAGGGTGAAGATGGCCATCTGGCACTCCTGAGGGTTCGAGAGATGTGCGGGAATCCCAGGGAGTGCGGAGGAGTCGACGCCCTGGAACGTCGACCCCTCCTGACCTCCGGCGGCCAGACCGGAGGCTGAATGCGTGCGCTACTTGCGCTTCGAGGCGGGCTTCTCGACCCGCTCGATGTGGCCTCCCTGGATCAGAGCGGCCTCGGTCTCGACGGGGTAGGCAGCCTCGAAGGACTTGCCCTGCTCCGCCGCCGAGAAGTTGTTGGACAGCACCTTGTAGGCGCGGGGCACGATCTGGAGATGACCGGCGTCGAGCTGGTCCTTCTCCTCGGTCGCGGTGAGGTCGAGGTCGACCACGTTCTCGCCGAGCAGGGTCTTGGCCCGCTCGCTGATGGGCAGGTACGTGTTCGTCACTGGTTCACGTACAGCTTGTAGGTGACGGTCGCCGTGATCGTGTGCGTGACGGTCACGAGGCCGGTCGCCGGGTTCGCCGAGCCGGGCTTGATCCAGAAGATCTTCGACGTGCCGTTCGCGACCGTGACGGTGTACGTGTTCGACGGCAACTGGTTGCCCGCCTGCGTCGTGCCGTAGTCCGTGATCGTGATCGTGTCCGAGGACGCGTTGCCGTTGATGATCTCCAGGTACACCCCGCCGTTGCCGAGCAGGGAGCCGTCGATGGTGTCGGACGCGGAGACTGCCGCGGCGGCATTCACCACTCCCGCGACGCTGGGGGTGAGGGCTGTGAGAGCAGCCATGATGGGTTCTCCTTCGGGTCGGGCTGGTGCTGGCTAGATCTGGGCGGTGAAGGCGATCGAATAGGTGAGGGTCGCGACGGCGCCGTAATCCATCTGGTCCTGCTCGAGCAGGAGGTTCGCGCCGTTGCTGAGTTGCATGACGCCGGTCACGCCGAGGTCGGTCGCGGTGCGCAGGGCGGTCGCAAGGGCTTCCTGCATCGCGTAGACGGCATCGCGGGCGGCCTTCTGGTTCGCGTCGCCGTTGACCGACCGTGCCGCCAGGAAGATCTCTCCCTGTTCCATGCGAGGACGTGTCGCGCCGAACGCCATCTGGTTCTGCTGAGCCGTCGCGGCCTGCATTCCCGAGCCGGTGCCGTACAGGTCGGGATCACTGACGCCAACCATCAGGTAGTCGCCAGCAGTGTCGGTGTTCCCAACTCCATCGGTCACGAGCGCCGACGGGAGCGCAGACGTGGCGGTCGAGACGAGCGCGTCGATCAGCGCCGGGACAACAGAGGCAGCCATATCAGGCGAACCCGGGGAGTTCGTATGCCGCGATCAGCTCAAGGACGCGGTACGGGAGCATGTAACTCGGGCTGGGCACATCGGGCCGAGACCCGGGCCGGACTCCCGCGCCACGCTGCGGATCCCACAGGTGGCGCACGAGTTCCTTAACCGCGAGCAGCAGGTCAGGGGGCACCGAAGCGCGTCCAGCCATGTAGGTCACGTCGTAGTAGCGGGAAGCGAATCCGGTCCCGTCGTTGCGAGTGATGACCCCGGAGTCTCCATTGAGGTGCAGGTCGCCGAGCACCACGGCCGCGCCTTCGGAGGGCGTGATCGACGTCAGGCTCACCACAGGGCAGGTCGGCAGCAGCAGGGACAGGTCGCCATCGCCAGCCACGCGAGAGGTACGGGAAGCGGCAGCGAGTGCGCCACAACGAGCGCCGATCACGGCTTCCGCATCGTCGATGAAGACCTGCAACTCCGCGTCGGTCGTCGAAGAGGTGATGTTCAGGTACGCCTTCGCGTCCGCGAGCAACAGGACCGACATCGGGTCAGACCCGGCGCTGCGCGCGCTTCTTCGGCTCGGTGTTCACGGCGGCCGTCTCGACCTCGGACTCGTCGGCAGCCGCGCTCTCGACGACCGGCTCGGCCTTGGGCTCGCTGAGATCGTCGGTCGCGGCACCGATCTCGATCAGGCGGCGAGCCTCGGTCTCGTCGATGTCGACGATGCCGCCACGGCGGGGCCACGGAGTGCCGTCGACGAGTCCGCTAATCTCATGGATCATCTTGATCTTCATGTGCTGCTCCTGTGGGCGGAATGCGAAGAGCCCCGCCAATGGCGAGGCTCTTCCGTGTTGGGCTATTCGGGAGGTCAGGGTGACCGGTGCTGCTCGATGTAGTCGGCCGCTCTGCGCAACAAGTCGGGGTCATCTTGGAGATACCCGAGGCCACGGTTGCAGCCGTTGCACAGCAGCGAGCGGACCTTGCCGCTGGTGTGGTCGTGGTCGATATGGAGTCGAGCCGCAGCCTTCACGCCATCAGGGCTGGGGACCGCGCCACACAGGACGCAGCGGCCGTCTTGAGCGGCAAGCATCTCGCTGTACTGCTCGAAGGTGATGCCGTACTTGCCAATGGCGGAGCGGAGGTTGGCCAGCTTTCGAGCTTCCGGGTCGGAAGCTGTGTCCAGCCGCCGAGCAGCATTCTTGCGTTCCCGGACTTCCGGCCGCGCTCTATAGGACCGTGCTCGGCCTGCAGCGTCCGGCTGGCGGTCGCGACACGAGCGTGAGCATGCAATGACGTTCGACCGGTAGGGCTGGAACTCGGCCCCGCACGTAACGCACGTGCGGGGACCGAGCCCTGCAGTAGGACTGCGATCGCCAGGTGCCTTCGACATGAAGTGAAGGTATCACCTGACGGGTGCAGTTTCTACGTTCCTGCCCCAACGAAGTGCTTCACGGCGCCGGTCTGGTCGACCAGCACGCCGTCACCGCGGAGCAGGCACCGGAAGGTGACGAGGTCCGTGTTGAAGGCGTAGTCCAGCGACTGCTCGAACCGGATGCCGTTGACCACGCGCACGAAGTACGCGGACAGGTCACCAAACGCGACCGACTTGGCGCTGAGCGCGACCGTGGCCACGTTCGGGTCGGTGTTGATCGGCTTGCCGAGCAGGGTGTCGGGAGCGCCGACGACCAGGGACGGCTCGAACAGGTAGCGGTTCTGGCTGTCCTTGAGCTTGCGGACCGCGCCCATCGTCGCGTCGGCCATGAGCCACCCGGCAGTCGAGCGACCTCGGTACTGCGGGATCACCGAGTAGAACAGGTCGATCAGGTTGTCGGCGGTGAAGGCGCCCGTGACGCCCGTGCCACCCGTCACGCCGAGCGTGGTCTGGGTCATGATGCCGTTCGGCTTGGACGAGCCGTTGCCGGTGACAATGTCGGCACCGAAGGCGTTGCCGACGGCACGGCCGGCCTGCATGGCGATGTAGCCCTCCAGGTCCACGGCGGTGTCGTCGAGCAGCTCGCGGGCGACCTGGATCAGGACGCCGTACTTGTACGAGCCGAGCGTGCGCTGAGCGAACGCCGGGTCGGAGGCGCCGATCGCGCCGGCCTCAGCGACCAGTGCGGCGGTGGAGTGCGCCGTGGTGGTCGGGATCTGCAGGTTCTCGCCCGAGTCCGTGGTCAGCACGGTCGCACCCGCGTTGATGAGGTTCGCGGTCTGGATCAGGTGCGCCCACATCTGGGAGTAGAACGACGTCGGGACGGTGTTGCCGCCCGCGCTCGCCGTGCCCTTGACGAGGGACCGGTTCTGGATGGCCCGGACCTCGTCCTTGGTGCCTCGGACGTCGTACTCGCGACGCTCGCCCTTGAGGAAGGACCGCAGCTCGTCCGTGCCGGGCTCGGCGGCCTTGCGCTCCTCGTTGACGGGCTGCTCGGCGAGCTTGCGCAGAGCCTCCTCGGACGCCTTGGCGTCCTCCTGGTCCTTGGCGAGCTTGTCGATCATGGACCGCATCTCATTGAGATCGGTCGTCATCTTCTCGTAGCTGGCGCGCTCTTCGGCGTTCAGCTCGCGCTGCTCGGCGGCGGCGGTGTCGAGGAGGGCCTTGGCCTGCTCCCAGGTGTTCGCCCGCTTCTCGGTCAGCATCTTCGCGTACTCGTTGGACACGATGATTCCTTTCGGGAATAGGAAAGGCCCGCGCCGGTCGGCGGGGCCTTGTTGGTGGTGCAGCGGGCGAGTGGGGGCGACCCGGCTCGCGGGGGAACTACTTGAGTGCGTCGAGGTCCATCTGGAGGCTCAGCACGGATGGCGGAACGGTCGAGTGCTCTCGCGGCTCGACGGACTGCCCGTCCTTCATGGACGTCTCGGGGTCGCTGCCCCGAAGTTCAGGGGTGGGTGTGCCGGCCTTCTCGGCGGCGTCACGCTCGGCCTTGCGCATCTCGAGGGCGCGCAGGGCGGTGGAGGTGTCGAGGTAGGCGGGCGAGTTCACCGGGGCGACGTCGACCAACTGCACTTCGCGCAGGATGCGACGCTCGGCGCACGTCTCGGCGTCGTACATCCACTCGTCCTTGATGGTGCAGAACGCGAAGGACGAGTAGCGGACATCGCCACGGGCCGCCAGGGTGGCGACGTCGCGGCCGGCCTGGGTGTCGGGCAGGTCGACCTCGTACAGCAGGCCGGTGTCGTCGACAGAGAGTCGGAGCGTGCTGGCCTCGGTCGTGCCGAGCAGGAACGAGTCCTCGTGGTTGTACCGGCACATCACCCGCGGCGACTCCGACAGCGTCTTGGTGAACGCGCCGGGGGCGATCGTCTCGATGAAGCCCATGTACTCGGAGTCGGTTCCGAACTTCGCGGCATAGCCAGCGAGGACGCCCGGACCGCCGTTCTTCGAGGCGCGGTACTCGACCGGGACGACGACGTAGCGGCGCTCTACTTCACGACTAGGCATTGGGGCCTCCTTCGGTTCCAACGCGGGGCTTGAGGACAGGCGGGATCGCCGACGACGTCCGGTATCGCTCCTGCCACTGGGCTTCCTGCTCCTCGGTCAGCGGCGGCTTGTCCTCGTCAGCGCGGGCTTCCTCGAGCGTCTCGATGCCAGCGGCGAGGGCTGCCGAGTGCGCAACCATGCGAGAGGTCTTGTCGCCCTGCGCGAGCTTGTCCAGATCGAAGCGCGCGTACTGGGGGCGAGGGAGCAGGAACGTCAACTCGGCCGCGATCCGCTCGCACCAGACGCCCAGGGTCCGCGACGTGAGCCGCGCCTGGTCCTGCTCCAAGGTCTTGTAGGTGAGCGGGGTGCCCGTCTCGCCGCCGACGTCCTCAGGGGACACGCGGTAGATCGACGCGATCTGCGTTGCATTGGCCTTGATCGTCTCGAGGAACTGCGACTCGTTCGCAGGCACCGAGAGCGCCTTGTAGTCCCAGTCCTTGCCAGTCACCAGTACGTCACGCGCCCGCACCGCCGACTTGAAGCGAGTCTTGGCGACATCGGACTCATCCGGGGTCAGCGTCCTGTTGGTGTTCTTGAACATCGCGGAGGGCTGCGCGCCGTTCTTGAACCAGTCGGACCCGAACTGCTGAGCCTGCAGGCCGGTCTCGATCTGCTGCTTGAACAGCGCGAGAGGCGAGAGGCCCTGCACGGAACCAGGCACGGTGTACGCCGGGATGTGCACCAACAATGACGGGTCCAGCAAGCGCCCGCGCCACCAGTAGGTCGGCACGTGGACCATCTCCGGGACCTCGTAGATCGTCACGTCGTCTGGATTGAGCCAGATGATCTGCGACGGCTTCCCGCCCGAGTCGGTGTTGACGATGTAGCCGTACGCGTTGCCCCGGAGCAGCAGCGACGACATGGCCTGATGCAGCCACGTGATGCGCGAGACGCCCCGCAGCGGCGACGGATTGGTGACGAGCTGCGGCTGGGTCGGCAGGAGCGTCCGAGTGCCGTCCGGAGCCTCGCGGAACACGCGCAGCGGGGCAGTGGAGACGAGGTCGGCAATCATCGCCGTGGCCGCGTAGACCGGGATCAGTCGCAGCCCGCCCGAGACCATGCCGGGACCACTGATCGCGCTCGACGAACCGCCCGAGCCCCACACGTCCTGATAGGACAGCGCACGCGACTCGGTCGGCCGCGGGCTCGTGCGGAAGAACATGCTCACTCGTCGTCACCGGCCTCGGGCTCAGGCTTGTGCGGCGCAGTCACGTACGAGACGCGCAGGAACGCGAGGCCGAACACGGCGAGGGCCAGCGGAGGCCAGATCGCGTACCCGAAGATGGACAGCAGGCACACGCCGACGAGAGCGAAGACGTCGGACTGAGTCATCAGGCGCTCCCCTCAGTAGATCGATGCGGCGATGTCGTAGTTGGCTGCCTCGGCCTCGACGTGGCGAGCGATGATCGCGGCCTCGAGCTCGGGGATGTCGGCCTTCTTGCGCGAGATCACGCGGCGATCCCCGACCGTGCGCCAGGTGGCCGAGCGGACGGCGGTGTCGAGTTCCGCCTGTCCTAGGTGCCGGAGGTTGCCCGCGAGGACCGCAGCCTCGAAGTCGGCACATGCCTGCACGAAGCCATCCATCGTCACCGGCTCCACGGTCACGCCGGCCGCCTCGAGATCGGGCGCCAGCGTCCATGCCGGCCCCTTCTCCTGGATGCCGACCGGGTTGCGATCAGCGATCCGAGCGACCTCGGAGACGAACAGAGAGCGTTGCGCGGCGGCGATCTGCGGCGAGGTGAACGCGGCCGGGGTGACGAGGTCGACGAACTCGCCGTGAGCGCCGGCCAGGACGAACCGGGTCTGGTCGATGTCAGCGGCGACGGCGAACGAGGTGGGCGTCTCGGGTTCACCGACGAGCTGGGGCCAGGTCGGAAAGATCGACACCTGACGGTTGAGATCCTCGAGCCAGATCCCGAGCCGGTCGAGCGCGAACCGATCTGCCGGGTACGTCTCGTACTCGCCCTGGACAACCTCGTGGTTGATTCGGGTCGTCCATGCCGGGTTCGCCGACCAGCGCGTCTCATCGAGAGCCGGATCGGCGTCCGGGTCAGCCGCCCACTCGAGCCAAGCGGTCGCGTTGGACTTGCCGCCCTTCGCCGCCGCGCGGATGGAGCCGAACACTGCGCCGTCATCCTCGGGCGTCGGGGGAGTGCCGAGGAGCCAGATCTGCGGGTTGGGCATCGCCGACATGGTCGAGTTGATTGACACCCATGCGCGCTGCGAGAGGATCTGCGCCTCGTCGAGCATCAGGCAGTCCGACGAGAAGCCACGAGAGCCGGCGCCCGAGCGAGCCTTGAACTGGATCGTGGCGCCGTTCGTGAAGCGGATCGCCTCACGGTTCAGCGCCTGCATGATGCCGCCGGGCTTGATGCGCTCGCGGATCCAGCCGTTCGCGTCGGCCTCGACGATCTCCATGAGCTTGCCGAACGACTCGCGCGCCGTGTCTTGCTGGTGCGCCGAGATCACGATCTTCAACTCGCCGAACAGCAACGCGCCGGCCAAGGCGCGGGAGACGAGGAGTTGCGACTTGCCGTTCTGCCGCGGGACCGAGATCCCAACGCGCTTGGCGGACCACGTCTGGTCGACGCGCTCGCCCATCGCGTCCTGCAGGATCATCTCCTGCCATGGATCGAGGACTACGCCAGCACGTGCCGACAGGTCCGCGACGTCCTCCCAGGAGTTAGCCCTAGTCCGCGGCGGGGCGACGCGAACGCGCGGTGGCGCCTCCCCGAGCAGCGCGACGCTTGGCGATCTCGTCAACCGGATCACCCGCCTTCTCGGTCGGCGTCAACTTCTCGATCTGCTCGGCGAGGGACTCGGCGCGAGCGATCAACGGGGCGCGCTTCTCGGGGTCGGCGAGGTCGATCGAGGCACGTGCGATGTCGTACAGCTCGCGTAGCTCGGCGGCGCGGTCGAAGGGGTCGGCCATGGCATGCTCCAACCTGACGATCGCTGTGTGTGAGAGTGCGGCGG